TTTAACAATCGCTGTAGGGGATGCGAAATAGCAAATCGCATGGACGGCAACGAATCGTGCAACGATTATATCAAACGCTGCCCCGCCGAAGCTGTTGCGATTGTTGAGAAATGGAGCAAGGAGCACCCGAGGAAGACGAGACAGTCGGAGCTTTTGAAGATATTCCCGAATGCTCGTAGGTGGGACAACTTCATAGACCTCTGCCCGCAAACGATAGAAAAATTCGATTGCCCGCAAAAACATGGGATGGACAATTGGAAGTCTTGTGCGGAGTGTAAGGGGCAGTATTGGAACGAAGAGGTTGAATAATGGACGCAGTTGAATTTTTCAAGGAGCATGGAAGAATGTGCGATTCACTCGCCCCGAGCTGCATCGGATGTGAGATTATGAAGTCCGTGGCGTATACGACAGATGGCTATGGAACATGCCGCGAATATATCAAAAGGCATCCCGCCGAAGCCGTCGAGATCATCGAACGTTGGGCAAAGGAGCATCCGAGGAAGACCCGGCAGAGCGAGTTTCTGAAGCTGTTCCCGAGGGCAAGCATGACTGCTGATGGCGTGATAGCGTTCTGCCCAGAAAGCATGGATTCGGCGTTTGTCTGCCCGATCAAAGAGCGTGACAACTACGATCCAGAGTGTGGCGAATGCCGGAAGAAGTACTGGCTCGAGGAGGTGGACGAAGATGACTAATTTCGAGCGTCAGGACTGGCGCTGTGCGCGGAAATCGCACAAATGCAGCTTATGCGGCGAAACCATTCAGAGCGGCGAACTTTATTTGCGCTGTGTCGCTATGATAGACGGCGAATTCTACGACAATTGTTACCACGAGGGCTGCACCGATATTCTCGAGGCGTTCGACGACGAATACGGTCATGGCAAAGAATACACTTTCGACGGTGTCGAAGACTGGCTGAGAGACCAGTGTCAGGACGTGTGCAAGAAATGGCAGGATTGCCACTGCAATGTGTTCCGGTGCGACGCTATTCGGTCGATTCCGGCGATTATGGAGGTTAAGAGAAGGGCGCGAGAAATGGAGGAGTACGAGTGATGAAAATTCTCAGATCAACCCCCTTCATCCTGCTATACATCTCCGTCGCGATTCTTGTTGTGGGATGCGTGCTTTTGGGTTCGCGCGCGATGCTCAACCCGTTCAACGCTATTCCGCTCGCGGTGACGCTGATGGCGGTCGGCGGAGCCCTGACGGTGGCGTATGGGTTTGCGGCATGGATGTTTGTGATGGAAAAAATTGATAAAGGAGAGGTGGACGATAATGTCGATTAAGATTATCAAGCCGGGCAAAAAGCTCGAACCAATTCACTTCGAGTGCAAGCACTGTGGCTGTATTTTTGAGGTGGACGCGACAGACTACGGCGCCCATATGGGCGGACCGCTTTCGCCGGACTACGCCGCGATTTGCCCGACGTGTGACAAATGGTGCTACTCCAAAGGAACGAAGAAAGGACAAAGATAATGGCAATTAAGATCATCAAGCCGGGGAAGCTTAAGAACCCGAAGGACACACGGCGGTTCCTCTGTCTCAACTGTGGTTGCGTCTTCGACGCAGATCGCGGAGATTATGAAGCGAATGACAGTCGGTACAATGAAACCAAGTATTGGGCATCCTGCCCGACTTGCCACTACTCGACGTGCCGGTCCGAACCGCTCGATGAGTAAACCTCGCTACGGGAGAAAGGGAACACAGTGATAAAAGCAAAACTTGACCACAAAAAAGATATCTGCGAGATCGAAACGGGAGGCACGTTCGTAGAGGTCACGAACGAAGTCGCGAACATCGTCGAGAACATTTACGAAGCGCTGGACGAGCCATTCAAATCACTCTATAAGGCGGCGCTTATTAGCGCGATCGAAAAAGGGCAACTGCTCGGTGAGGGAGACAACGGCAATGAACGCTAAACTCGCAACCCTCATCGTCAAAGTCCTCGACTTTATCGCGGAGCACCCGGAGCTAGAAACCAATTTCGATATCTGGCGCGTAAGCCCTGAGCGCGAACTTCGCGCGTCGTTCTGCTACAACTACAAAAGCGACCTGGACGCGCTCGGAATGCCCGTCGCGAAATGCCGATACATCGAAAACGGGCGACTCATCAAGTCGATGGATTTCCTCGCGTCGGAAGAGAACTTCAAGCTCCTGCTCGAGGGGCTTGAAAAGCTGGGGGAAAAGCACCATGATCATTAAAGACTCCATTGCCGAATACCACGCAAAACCAAGTGTCAGCAAGACGAAGCTCTGGCGGCTCCTGAGCGACACCCCGGCGAAGTTCAAGTGGCTCGAAGACCATCCCGAGCCGCCGACCGCCGCGATGCAATTCGGCTCCGCACTGCACAAATACGTGCTCGAACCGGACGGATTCTTCGACGAGTACGCCGTCGCGCCGCAGTGCGACAGGCGAACGAAAGCCGGGAAGGAAGAATATCAGGCATTTGTGGAAAATGCACAAGGGAAAACGGTAATCTCTGCGGACGACGCGGGGATTATCGCTGAAATGACCGGCGCCATCCGGTCAAACCCACGCGCCGACTTCCTGCTCCGCGGTGAGGTCGAGACGTCCTACTACTGGCAGGACGACATGACCGGACTCGACTGCCAGGCGCGCCCCGACTGCGTGAAGATTGTCGACGGCAAAGCGCTGATTGTCGATCTCAAGACCTGCGCCAGGGCTGACACTGAGACGATGGTGAAGCAAGCCTACGCTCTCGGATACGACATGCAAGCCGCCATGTTCATGGAGGCTGTGAGCAGAGAACGCAATGTCGGGTGCAACTTTCTGTTCGTCTGTGTCGAGAAGGAACCGCCCTACCTCATCAACATCCTGCAAGCCGACGACCTCATGATCAAAAGCGGACAGGACAGATTCCGAGAAGCTATCGGGATTTACAAATCCTGTCTCGACTCCGGCAACTGGTACGGGTATGAGGGCGCGTTCGGGATGGTGAACACACTCGGGCTGCCGAAGTGGGCGGCGAAAGAGATTGAGTAGGAGGCGACTATGCTGAATGGAATGCCGCTGCCCGAATCGAAGCTCTGTGGGCTGAACGGCGTTGAGAACTGGCGCAGGACAATGATCGGCGTGAAGCGAGAGCCTAAGCCGGTCATCAAATTCACGAGCTATTCACCGCCTGATGTGTATTCGCTGGGTCTCATCGACGAGGCTACCGTGGAAGACTACCTCCTCGGGCGCGACATTGAGTGGTGCAAGACTATTGGCGAAGCGAAGGTTTATCATCGGCGCATAAACAAAGCGATCGACGAAGCACTCAACGAACTGTTAAAAACGAATTGATTAAAAGGAGTACAGAAAATGGATAACGCAGTCACCGAATCTATTTATACCGGGGAGGCACAGCCCTGGAACACACCGAATATGCCGACTATGGGGAATGGGCTCCCCGTCATGGATAATGTCAACCAGGGAACCGTCGCGGTCGAGAGCCAGAGAGCGATAGCTGAGGCACAGGGAAAGCTCGTCATCGCGAAGAGATTCCCCCGCGACGAAACCGCCGCGTATGCGAAAGCCATACAGGCTTGCCAGCGCAAGGGACTCGCCGAAAAGGCATTCTATTCGTATAACCGCTCCGGTTCTTCTGTGACAGGTCCGACTATCCGGTTCGCCGAGGAACTGGCACGGTGCTGGGGAAACATCGACTACGGAATCAAGGAGCTTTCGCAGGACAAAGGTAAGTCGGAAATGCAGGCTTACGCATGGGACTTGGAAACTAACGCGATGAGCGTTCAGAACTTCACCAATCCGCACATCCGCGAGACGAAATCCGGCTCGGTGACACTCACTTCTCAGCGCGACATCTACGAGATCAACGCGAACATGGGCGCAAGACGCCTCCGTGCGAGAATTCTTGCGATACTCCCCGCGGATTTTGTCGAGGACGCCATCGCCGAGTGCAAGCGGACTCTCGCTGGAAAGTCGGACGAGCCCCTGACTGACCGCGTCCGCCGCATGGTCGTCGCCTTCGCGAAGCTCGGAGTCAATCAGGAGATGATTGAGAGGCGCCTCGGACGTAAGGCTGAGACGATGAATACCGACGATCTTGTCGATTATATCGGAATCTACAATTCGATCAAGGAGGGCGCAGCGAAGGTCAGCGAGTGGTTCGACTCCGCGCCCGAAGCGAATGAGATGACGGCGACCCTCGACGCCGCAATCGCCGCCGGAAAGGAGAAAAAATAATGCTGAACAAGGTCACTTTTCAGGGCAGATTCACTGCCGATCCGGTCATGAAGCAGACTCCAAGCGGCGTGAGCTACTGCAACTTTGACGTCGCGTGGAGCGAAAAATACAAGGAGGTCGAATCGACCTGCTTCCTGAAATGCCGCGCGTGGAGAACCACCGCCGAATTCCTGCCGAAATATTTCCACAAAGGCGACCAGGTCATCGTCGAGGGGCGGCTCATCACCAACTCGTGGACGGACGATCAGGGGCAGAAGCGCTCCACGATAATCTGTGACGTCGACAAGTGCCACTTCTGCGGCGCGAAGGGCGGCGCTCAGGGCGTGGGAAACTATCAGGCGGGCAACTATACTCCTCAGGTGAGAACGACCGCTACGGACGCTCCCAGCGCGTCTCAGGACGTTCCCAATTTTGAGGTCCTGCCCGAGGGCGACGTGCTGCCGTTCTGAGGTGGGTGAAATATGACAATCATCACTGACACCAGAGAAAAAGCCCACATCATTGAGGGGGTCATCCGATACTTCGACGAGCAAGGAATAAAACACTACTCCTCAAAGCTCATCGTCGGCGACTATATGAACCTTGACAATCCAAAATTAATTTGCGACCGCAAACACAATTTGTCGGAAATTGCCAACAACCTCACCAACGACTCCGGGCGGTTCATGCGCGAAGTGCGACTCGCGAAGGAACTCGGAATCCATCTCGTCGTGCTGTGCGAGCACGGCGGGTGGTGCAAGTCGATCCGCGATGTCAAAGACTGGCATAACCCGATGCAAGGAAAAATTCCATACGCGATAAGCGGGAAAGAGCTTATGGAGCGCATTTACAAAGTCCATATCGCTTACGGCGTCGACTTCCTGTTCTGTGACAAGCGGTGCACCGGGCGGCGGATCGTCGAGATTCTGGGGGGTACGAAATGAACCGCAGACTGTTGAAAATGCGAACCTACTGGAAGAACAGCGACCGACTCATTCTGTGGTTCGCGGCGCATTATCCGGAACGCGTGGCACTTCCCGAGGCGGTGTTGGAGAACATCGGGAACGGAACCCTTCTCGACTACATCGAGCTGTGGCAGGAATCGCCGAAAGGGCTCGAAGAGAGGCGGAAGTTCATTCGGGAGTGCTTGGAATTCTGCCGCAACGGGAGGACGAGCCCATGAGCGACTATCCCCGCTACGACGTGGAGGCGGTCAAGGCGGCCGTCTCCGTCCCTGACGCGCTCGGACGGTACGGCGACTTGCATAAGCGCCGTGGGAACCGCTGCCCATGCCCTATTCACGGCGGCAAGGACAACAATCTCGCGTTCCGGGACGACTCTTTCCACTGCTTCGTGTGCAACTGCGGCGGCGACGTCATTACGCTCGTCGAGAAGATTTTTAACCTCTCCTTCCCGGACGCCGTGCGGAAGCTCGCCGAAGACTTCGGGGTAGCGCCGGGCGTTGATCCGGAAGCGGTCAGGCGGCGGCAACTCGCGGCGGAGGCACGGAAAAAGCGGGTCGAACGAGAGAAAGACGACTTCCGGCGACTCGCAACGTTCTATCACCAGGTGCAGGACCTTCCGTCGACCCCGTTCCGCGACAACTGCGTTCGCACGCTCGCCGCGACTATCGACGAGATCATCCAGCGCGGGGACGCGAGCAGCTACCCGGTCGACGAGATAATCTCGACCATGCGGCAGGGGCTGCAACGGGAGCGACAACTAAGAACGCCTGTTCGTTTCGCACAGACTTTCCCTCCACCATTTCACGAAAGGACGTAACAAACCGTGGCTGAAATCATCGAGCCCAAAATCAAAGAACTCCCGGCGTGGACGCTCGAGGATTTCGAGAGCGCCGTCCCGCACAACTGGCTCTACAGCAACTATTACAAGAATCCTTTTACATATCGTCGCGCACTCGTCAAAATAGACGAATTTGCCCGCAAAATCGGCTACCCCGGGTTCAAGGCGGAAATGCGCGACTATGTGAAAGAATTCGGCGACGGCAAGGTCAACGAGAGCGACTATACCAACACGACCGAGTTCACCGGACAGCCCATCGAACTGAACTGCGGCAAGTACATTTGTGCGGATACAGGCGTTTCCGTTCCGTCCCTCGGCGAGGTCACGACTATCTGCCCGCACCCGATCCTGATTTCCGGGCGGCTCGTCAATCTCGACTCCGGAGAGGTCCGGCTCGAGGTGTCGTTCAAGCGGTCAGCGGAATGGCGGACCGTCGTCGTCGAGAAGATCATCCTCGCGTCGGCGGCGAAGATCATCGACCTTGCCCGGCTCGGGATCGCTGTCGACTCCGAGAACGCGAAAGCTCTCGTCAAGTACTTTACCGACCTCGAGGCGTGGAATTACGACCGACTCCCCGAACGCCACTCCGTCGCGCGGGTCGGATGGACGGCTTCCGGGAAATTCGTGCCGTACGCCGACTCTGTGGAGTTCGACGGCGCGCCCGGGTTCAGGGCTGTGTTCGACTCATTCCACCCGAACGGAGACCGCGACGCCTGGTTCAGGGCTGCGTCGAAGGCGCGGAACGAGAGCACCATCGCGCGGATTGTACTCGCCGCCTCTCTCGCGTCCGTTCTCGTCGGACCGCTCAACGCGCTGCCGTTCTTCGTGCACGTCTGGGGCAGAGCCGGAAACGGCAAGACCATGCTCTTGAAGCTTGCCGCGTCCGTCTGGGCGTCCCCCAACTCGTCAGAGGGGTATGTGCGCAACTTCAACTCGACTTTCGTCGGGCTGGAGACCGCCGCGGGATTCTTCAACTCCGCCCCCCTCTGCGTGGACGAGCTGCAAGTCGTCAAAAACCGCCGCGACTTTGACGATATAATCTATATGCTCGCCGAAGGTCAAGGGCGCTCCCGCGGGTCGAAGGACGGGTCTTTCCAGCAGATCAAGTCCTGGCAGAACACCATCATCACCACCGGAGAAATGCCCATCTCGAGCGACTCTTCCGGCGCGGGCGCGATGAACCGCGTCATCGAAATCTCATGCGGGGACGAGCGACTTCTGGACGACTATCGCGGACTTTCCGACACGCTGTCCCACAACTGGGGCTTTGCGGGGAAAGAATTTGTCGAAGGACTCACACCGCAGGTGCTTGAAGCCGCGAAGAAGGTGCAGGAAGAGTACCGCGCGGCATTCGAGGCGTCAGCGACTACCGAAAAGCTCGCGCTCTCAGCGTCGCTGATCCTCACTGCGGATGCTCTCGCGGAGCTGCTGATCTGGCACACCGGCACGCAGCTGTCGGCGACCGACGTCGCGAAATACCTCCCGACCAAACAGGACGTTGACACCAATCAGCGGGCGCTCGAGTGGCTTTACGGGACTATCGCCGAGAACCGGTCGAAATTTGTCGCCGAAGACGGAATGCCTATGCGGGAAGTCTGGGGCGAGTACAAGGACATTTCGGACGGCAAGCCGTTTATTGCCATAATCGGCACGGTGCTGTCCCGGATCATGAGCGACGCCGGGTTTAATTATAAGGCATTCCTGTCGTGGGCACGCGATCATGGGCACATCCGCATCGGCGAAAAGAACACCGTCCCCGTTCGTGTGCACGGCGCGCTCGCGAAGTGCGTCTGCCTTTACGAAGGCCCCAACGGGGAAGGGAAATTGACATTTTAGACGAAATCACAAATTGTCAGCGACTTTTCGAGCATATATTGTGTATCTTTATTTTGCAGTTACCCCGGTTACCACCCCATTACCCCACCGGGGTAACAGAAAAGTGCCCGTAAAACCTGGCAAAATCGGGTGTTGTTACCCCGTTACCCCAATTTTGCGATTTTATATGCTATATACGCGCGAGAAAAAATTTTTTGAGATAGACACAAAAATGTACGCGCGTATACGAGAATATAGGGGTAACAGGGGTAACAGGGGTAACATATATAATATATGCCCATTCTACCTGACATTTTCCAGTTACCCCATTTTCGGGGTGAGGGGTAATGTGGGGTAACGGGCGAAAGGAGATCACATGGACGAAGAGAAGAAGGCCGGAGCGAAGAACACGGCGAAAGGCAAGGCGGCTGCGACCGGAGCGGACAGCCCTGCGCCGAAGAAACGAGGCAGACCGAAGTCGCCGCCGAAGCCGAAGAAGGAGAAAATCGAGCGGCATGCGCCGAACAACTACGCGAGGAAGCGGGCGGTTGAGTATGCAGAAAGCGTGGCGGAGCGTGTCGACGAGAAAGACAAAGCGACTATCATCAACGCGCTGACACTCCCCGAAAAGGACATGCCCGACGCGGCACTGCGCAGGAAGAGCGACAAAGGCAAGTACCTCCCGACCAAGGTCTGGACGCCGGAGAACGACGACGACCGCGCATTCGTGAGCCAGATTCTCCGCGAACTGCTGACCGAGTTCCGGAAGCCAACCGTGAAGGACGACGACGAAATGGCGGAGAGAATCAGCGACTACTACGACCGCTGCGCGAACGAGGGACGCACGCCCGTATGGGAGGAAGTGTGCCTGAGTTTGGGGTATGGGCTGAAAAAAGTCAATGCGATTATACATGGGGAAGAGCGGGGGTTCACCCCCATCTCCTCGCAAATTCTCGAAAAAGCCAAAGAATTTCAACAGTCTTTTGACGCGAAACTTGTGGTCGCCGGGAAGATGAATTTTTTGGCATACTGCTTCCGTGCGAAGTGCTATTACGGAATGCGGGATAACGCAGAATTGCCCGAAACTACGCGAAATCCGATGGGTGAAGCGAACCTCACGCCGAAGCAGCTACAGGAAAGATATTTGCAAGGGATGAGGGAAAGCGACTATGAAGACAAGACTGTGAAGTAAGGCAAAAGGTTTGATTTTCGACAGCCGAAATGGACTTGCCAGTGATAAATTACTAAAAGTATTGTGCAATATGACGAACGTGATTGACGTTCCCTGACATTCGAGCGACTATTGCCAGCGACTATCGGACGGTCAGCGACTATCGAGCGACTATCGCGAAAAATTATCAGCGACTATTGCGAACCGAGAAAATAAAAATCCGGTTTTTGAAACTCGCAGAAAAGATTTTCAAAACCGGATCGGAAATTTTTCGGAAATCGGCGGGAAATTGAGCGGGTTTTGAGCGGCACCCAGGCGGCAGGCAGCCCCTCTCGCGGCGGCGGGACGTCCCAGGCGGTGGGGCGGCGGCGCGGATAATCACGGCGGCGTGACTGCGTAGGACGTCCCAAGGCGCGCGCAGACGCCCCAGGACGCGCGGAAATAGGCGCGGCGGTATAAGAACCCTATCGAGGGATTAAACGCGCTCACGGGGCTTGTAGGCGCTCACAGAGATATGCAGCCTCGAGGGCGTGCGGATCGGCGGCGGATCGTGCCGGGCACGCGGGCGGCTGCGCACCCTCTCGAGGCGGTGACGGCGGGCATAGGGCTGTGAGGCTCTGTGAGGCTCTGCGCGGGGCGTTTACACTGCTGGTGATATAGATACCCTCTCGAGGCTTTCAAGACGTTCTGCGGGCTTGTGGGACGTCACAGCGCGGACACAAAAAGCCTCGGCAGTCCAGACGGGCCACAGGGGCATAAAAAGACCGCCCACGCGGGGCGGTCGGGGGTTATGAACGGTGGGCGAGTTCCAGCAGGATCAGCACGGGCACGATCAGGATGTACAGCACTACAAGCACGCTATCACCTCCCACTTACAGTATAGCACGCCGGCGGGCGGTTGTCAAGGGGTTAGCCGATAATAAGGTCATACGGCGCCCGGCGGAGATACTCCGTCAAAAAACCGGTGTAGTCGTCGTCTGCGCCCTGCCACTCGTTAGACAGCGCGTCCCGGGTCTCCGGATCCATCCAGGACGCGACCTCGTCCATCCCCAACGCGGCGATAGCCTCCGCCGGGGTGCAGTAGCTACGGTTGTTGTTAATGCTGATGTTTGCCATGATAATCTCTCTTTCTCCCCGCCTTAGCCGGGCGGGGGCGGCGGTTGTATGCGGTGGCGGGCGTTATCTGCTCACCATGCTGTAAAAAGCGTCTGCGGTGATCCGCAGGGCGTCCGTTACGCGCGCCCAGCGATCCCAGGACGCCATAGCGGCATCGTGTGTGCGATATAGCACGCCGTCGCAGTGGTACAGTGTGCCATGCTGCAAGATGGTGCCGTGCGGCAGTCGGCGCGATGCCGCCGAGTCGATCTCAGCGGCGCCGCGGCGCCCGGCGTCGTAGGTTGGCAGGTATGCGATCATGCCCTCGCCCCCTCTCGTGCTCTCTCGCGGTTGGTGACGATCCAGGCTGCAAACAGCCGGTCACGGGTCGCGGTGTCTGCGCCTCTGCAAGCCTCTGCAAGCTCACGGACGCCCACAGCCCGGACGCCCGCCGCGGGGCGGTAGCCGGTGCAGATGGTTAATCCAGCGATAGTATAGATGTCGCAATTCCAGCCGTAGACGCCGGCTGTGTAGCAGTCGGGCGTGATCCCGGACAGCGCGTCTTGCAGGTCGCAGTAGCCGACGCGGACGGTTGGACGTCCGACGCTCTCCGCCTCGCGGATGCAGCGGGCGGTGACGCGCTGCTTTGCGCGGTAGCCGTATGCCGCACGTTCGCGGCGGATGCCGTCCAGGGCGTCGGCGATCTCTGCTGCTCTCTGGGTGGTCACGATTTCTGCTGCCGGTGTTTTGGTGGTGTCGATATATTTCATGGTGTTCTCCTTTTCTGCCCTCTCGGCGGTCTCGGTCTCGGTCTCCGGCTCTGCTGCCGGCGCGACCCAGTCCAACGGTACGTGCCCGCGGGGCTGCTCGGGCTCCGGCCAGCTCGTCTCGGTACAGGTGATGACGTTGACCCCCTGCTCTACTGTGTAGTAGGCGGCTGCCTGCTCCGCGGACTCTGCAATTACTACAAGCGTGGAGTGATTGCCCCTGCCGTCGCTGTGGGCGAGTCTGTATGCTTTCAGATTGTATGTTTTCATGGTATGATCCTTTCTGCCCTCTCGGGGCTGCTGTTTACTCTTTACGGTTACTATTATAGCACGATTAACCGTAAATGTCAATAGCAAAATCATGATTTTCAGTAAATCAGCACATTGCATAAATTCAAATGATATTTTTGTGCAGTATTTCAGGGGCGGATTTTCGCGGTTTCGCGCGGTCCTGACGGGCTCGCAGACCGGGCGGCGGCGGATACCCCGGGGGGTGCATATGTCGGGGAGGCGGCGCGGTTGACCCTCCCGACCAAAGAAAAATCAAAAAAATCTGAAAAAATACGCAAACCCTCTTGACAATTAACCGTAAATGTGGTATAATAGAATCAGCGAAGGGCGGAGCACCCCGAAATAGAATCAGTGAAGGGGAGCATAGCCCCGACGAGAAAGGCGACCGGCGCAGTGGCATGGTCAGAGAATGGAGAATCAACCGCAATGGAGAATCAGGTAAGCAAGGAGAAAATCACAAACGTGGTGGCGTACATCCGCGTCAGCACCGACGGGCAGGTCGGAGAGGATAAGTTCGGGCTGGAGGCACAGCGCGAGCAGATCATTGACTACTGCCGCAGGAATGACATGAACATCGTGAAATGGTACTCAGACGAGGGGGAGAGCGGCGCGAAGTACCGTCCGGGATTCGACGAGATCGTATACGGTGAAGTGAGCAATCCGCCGGTACAGGCGGTCGTCGTGGCGAAGTCAGACCGTGTGGCACGCGACATCAACATCTACTTTTACTATCAAGGGGCGCTTCTCCGCAAAGGGATTGAGCTTATCAGCATTTGCGAGGACTTCGGGCAGTTCGGCGTGTTCGCCGGGATGCTGAAGGCGTTCACGCTCACCTGCGCGGCAATGGAACGAGACAACATCAGCAAGCGGACCGGAGCCGGACGTGCTGTCAAGGCGTCGAGCGGCGGCTACAGCGGCGGGCGCGCTCCGTACGGGTACAAAGTCAGGAATCACGCGCTCGAAATCTACGAGCCGGAGGCAGAGATTGTGCGTGAAGTATTCCACATGAAGGACGATCTCGGCGCGACATATCAGGGAATCTGCGCGAAGCTGAACGGCGACGGGAAGGTGAACCGCAGCGGTTCGAAGTTCTCTATCAGCTCGATTCAGTCGATATACGAGAACAAGAAGACGTACCAGGGGTACTACAAGTACGGCAGCATGAAGGACTACGTTCCCGGAGCGCACGAGCCGATACTGAAATAATTCCAACAACACCACAATAAGATTTAATCAAGCTCCAACAAGCCGTAACACCGTAACACAATAACACGTGTAACAGACCGCTTAGTTTGAACTTAGTTTCAAGTTAGTTTTAACTTAGTTATAAACAATGCGCAAACAAGGTGTAAACGGCGGTGCAAGTACGCAAGTTGCCGCGAGTTTAACGCTGATTCAACGCTGACTTAACGCTGATTCAGTGTTAGGGCTCCGACCATAACAGGACTGTTCCCGAAAAGGAAAGACAGCGAACAGATACTGCAAACGTTCACCTGACCGCGTGAAGCGGTCACGGAACAATTAGCAATCCCGCACCAGCATCGTGCCGTGGCGGAGTACCGTACCCCTATACTTAGAGCGCCCAGAGCGCCATTTTTCCAAAGGAGAGTGGCGCCATGGGCGCTTTTTCATGTGAAGATACTGGAAAGAAGAAATCAAAAAAGGTAAAGAATAGGAACAAAAAGATTCTCCCCGGGTTCGAGAACTGGAACGACCGGCTGCCGGAGTGCGTCGTGCTGTGCGAGGCTGTCGCGGCGTACGGAACGGACAGTCTGTCGGTCGCGAAAGACTACTTCGACGCGCTGAGGGGGCTCGCGCAGGACAATTCGGCAGAATCATACGAGGAGGAGCTTGCCTACATGGTGGCGAAAGGGAAAGAATTCTTCGACGTCGTGAACCGTATGCTCGCGAGGTCAGCCGCCGCGAAGACGTCAGCCGCGCCGGAATGGTACGAGCTGAAACGAAAAGTCTGCCTTCTGCTCGCGCCGCACTCATTCGACCACTATATGCAGTACGTCGAATGGAACAGAGAGCCGTCGAGAAAGTTCTGGCTGCCGAGGCGGAAGATATTGCTCAGGATATGCAATGATCTTCAAGACCTCGAAGAACACAAAATTAGGTTTCTCGGGGTGTCCTTACCAGCGAGGACGGGCAAAAGTACTCTCTGCATCTTATTCCTGACCTGGCACATGGGACGTCATCCGGACGAATCGTCCGCAATGGGCGGGCACTCCGACACACTCGTGAACGGGTTCTACGGTGAGCTGAACGCGGTGCTCGATCCGGACGGCGAATACCTCTGGCACGACGTGTTCCCGCACGCGCAGATCGAAAGCCGGTCGGCGAAGTACCTCCAGATCAACCTCAACCACCCGAAGCGCTTCCCGACAATGACCTGCCGGTCGGCGGAAGGTACATGGACGGGCGCTATCGACATCTCGCGCGACGGCATCCTCTATGTCGACGACCTCGTGAAAGACCTCGAGGAATCGCTGTCTCCATCCCGTCTCGACGCGAAGTACAACATCTACCTGAACCAGATGAAAGACCGTATGAAGGATGGCGCACTACAGCTGATGGTCGGTACGCGCTGGAACGTCATGGACCCGCTCGGGCGTGTGCGCGAGCAGTACCGCGACAATCCGGATTACCGCTTCACCGTCATTCCCGCGCTCGACGCGAACGGAGAATCGAACTTCCAGTACGATTACGGCGTCGGGTTCTCGACCGAATACTATCGCGACATGAAAGCGTCGATCGACGACTGCACATGGTGCGCGAAGTATCAGGGGGCGCCGTATATACGTCAGGGGCTTGTCTTCCCGCCGGATTCCCTGCTCCGTTACAACGGGATACTCCCGGGCGGTCAGCCGGACAGGATAATCGCAGCCTGCGACGTCGCGTGGGGCGGCGACGACTACCTCGCGATGCCGATAGTCTACATCTACGGCGACGGCTCGATGTACTGCGTCGACGTGGTATTCTCGAATGCGAACAAAACCTTCACGCAGCCCGCGGTCGTCGGAAAGCTGCTCATTCACCGACCACACCAGGTGCAGTTTGAGGCGAACAACGGCGGTACGGAATACGCGCAGGCTGTGGACAAAATGCTCCGCGAGAAAGGGTGCGTTCTCAACATCTCGACGCGGCGTGCTCCCGGAAACGCGCCGAAGCTCTCGCGCATCATCCAGTACGCGCCGGACATCCTGAAGATTCACTTCCTCGACTTCGACCACTCGACGCCGGAGTACCGTTCGTTCATCGAATGGCTCTGCTCCTTCGTCTCACTCGGCAAGAACGTCCACGACGACGCGCCCGATTCGCTCGCACAGCTCATGGACCTCGCCACCGGAAACTGGGGCATCGTCTCTGTGCAGAAACGGGTATTCTGACACGTATGACGGAATTTCGCCTTCCATGACGGAATTTCGTAATAATGCAACAAGTTTATCCGGAACACTTGACAAAAATTCGTTTAAGGTGTATAATATTACATGACGGGCGCCCCCTTTCCCCTTCCGCCTGTCTGCCATGCTCCGCCCGTTTGCGGATATGGTTTTCTCCTCCGCCCCGACGCTGTTTTTAACCTTTCTCACGTCGGGGCGAATTTTCAAAGAACTGGTGGTGAAAGAATGGCGGAACCAAAAGTCGAAGGGTACGCAGATGACGGAACGCCCATATTCGGCGCGGCAGACCTCCCCGACGTCTCTCCGGTACTGACCGGACGACACGTCATCTACACCGACGCAGAAACGGTCGACGTGGAGAACGTCGTACAGGTGCTGAACGAGGTCCTTCCGACCTTTCACCGGAACCAGAGCGACATAAATTATCTCTACGGCTACTACAAGGGCAGACAGCCCATCCTCAACCGCGTCAAGGAAGTACGACCGGAGATCAACAACAAAATCGTCGAAAATCACGCGTGGGAAATCGTCTCCTTCAAGGTCGCGTACCTCCTCGGAGCGCCCATCGCGTACACGCGCCGGAAAATCCGGAGCGGAGAGGCCCGCATGACCATGACCCCCGACGAGATCACCGCCGCGCAGACGCGCGATCCGGTGTCCGAAAAGGTCGGGCGGCTCAACGAAATCATGCACGTCCTCGACAAGGAAGCTATCGACCACGACATAGCCGAGTGGAACCACATCTGCGGAACCGCGTTCCGATATGTCATCGGCAGCCTCGAAAACGACGAAAAAATCGAAATCGGCAGTCTCGACCCGAGACGGACCGGCGTCGTCTACTCAAAAGAGCTCGGCGCGAAGCCGGTCATGGCGTTCCAGGAGACGCTCAGGGACAATCAGCAGACAATCTACACCGTCTGGACCGATACGATGCAGTTCGAGATCGTGAACAACACCGTCACGTCCTCGAGACTCCACGGCATCGGGGCGGTGCCGATCATCGAATACCCGCTCAACAACGCGCGGCTCGGCTCATTCGAAGTCGTTCTCGAAGTCCTCGACGGCATCAACAAACTGTCCTCGAACCGGCTCGACGGCACGGAACAGTTCGTCCAGAGTTTCATTAAATTCGTCAACTGCCAGATTGATCCCGAGAAGTATAAAGAGTTCCGGCAGGAAGGCGCTATCGTCATCAAGTCGGACAACTCGAACCCCTCGGACGTCGACATCATCTCGTCCGAACTCGACCAGTCACAAACTCAGGTCGAAATCGACCACCTCTATCAGCAAGCCCTCACAATCTGCGGTATGCCGGACAGAAACGGCGCGAACCGCACGACCGGAGACACCGGCAACGCCGTACTGCTCCGCGACGGATGGGCAATGGCGGAAAGCTGCGCCAGAGACACCGTTATGCAGTGGGAACGAAGCGAAAAACAGTTCCTCCGCATCGCGCTGTCGCTTCTCAAAACATACGGCAAGCTCGACCTCGGGCTCGCCGACATCGACATCCGGTTCACGAAGGGCAACACTGAGAATATGCTCGTCAAAACGCAGGCTCTCATGAACCTTCTCGACGCCGGAGTACACCCCGAAATCGCGTTCGGCATACCTCACCTGTTCGACGATCCGAACCAGGCGTATATCGACTCGATCCCATACCTCGCCGCGCGGCTCCAACTCCTCGAGAGCACCGCGCGGGACAAGTCAGGGCAGGACAAGCCCGGAGGCGGAAGCAATGACGGAAACAAAGAAAGTTCCGGCGGCGGAAGCTCCGGAACTGATTAAAGTGCGCTGCCCGCACTGCGGAAGGCTCCTCGGAGCAATAAGCGGTGTGGCGGAGATAAAGTGTCGCGGCTGCGGAACGACGGTCAGAGCCCACACAGAAGGCTCACACGCCGTCATACGCACGGTCGCGTCATAAGCGGGAACACCCCGCACTACAACACAGAGCGCCAAGAGCGCCAGATATCTACAGGCTTTTACACAGCCTGTCGGTTCTGGTGCTCTTTTTAATTTATTAAGCCCACTCCCGGGGCGACGCTGGTTTTAATTTATTAAACAATGGACAGAGAAGTCCGAAAAACGCGAATCTATGGCGGAGAGAACCGCCTCACCAAACGCAGAAAGGGATTATCACATGGAACTCAGAGATTTACTCGGCGAAGACTACCGCGAAGGGATGACCGCGGAAGAGATCGCGACCGCGCTCTCAACCAAAAACTTCGTGAACAAGGAGACCTTCGACAAAACCGCGTCCGACCTCGCCAAAGCGAAGAAGGACATGAAGACCAATGAAGGCACTCTGACCGAACGCCTCGAAGCGCAGAGGCAGCAGATCGAGCAGCTCACCGTCAAAGCGAACCGGCAGGAAGCCGCAAGCATCCTCGCGGGGAACGGCATGACCAAGGAAGCTTACGAGACCTTCCTCGACGGCATTGTCACCACCGACGCAGAACAGACGACCTCGGTCGCTACGGCGATTGCAGCGGCGTTCAAGGCTTATGGAGAAGCGACGGCGAACAAGGTCAAGGGCGAACTCGCGGCCGGCGTCAAAGCCCCCTCGCAGGCTCCCGCAACGACCGCCATGACCAAAGAAGCTTTCGGCAAGCTCACTTTCGCCGAACAGGTCCAGTTCAAGAACGATAATCCGACCGAATTCGCGGCACTCTTCAAGGCGTGACCGCACAACCTCATTTTTCGAAAGGATGATTAAACAATGTCCAAGACCTACCTCAACTACCCCTTTGACGACGATCTCTTCATTGCCCGCTGGCTTGCGGAGCCCGACTCCGAAAAGACCGCGCTCCTCGATTCCGGCGTAATGGTTGAAGATCCGGTGCTCGCCTCGAGACTCATATCCTCCGGCAACTACGGCACCATTCCGTTCTACAAGACCCTCGCCGGCACTCCCGTGAACCACGACGGTCAGACCGACATCACCTCGACCGAGACCCAGGCGGATCAGCAGAATTACGTCGCGTATGGCCGCGACGTCGCATGGACCGCGCGTGACTTCGTCGGCGAGCTTTCCGGCGCAGACCCGATGGGCCACATCATCTCGTCCACCGCGAAATTCTGGGCGAAGTACCGCCAGAAGAAGATTATCGCCATCCTCGGCGCAATCTTCGGCATCACCGGCAACGCCGCGTGGACCGCTCACACCGTCGACGTCGGCTCCGCGACCGCGACCGCGAGAAAGATCAACGAGACCGACCTCAACGACCTTGCAACCGATACCCTCGGCGACAACAAGGACGCGTACAAGCTCGCTATCATGCACTCCTCGGTCGCCCGCACCCTCGAAAACCTCCAGGTTCTCGAGTACTGGAAGCAGACCGACGCGAACGGCATCCAGAGAAACCTCGGCCTCGCGTCCGTGAACGGCTATACCGTCATCATCGACGACGGCGTTCCGGTCACCGCGGTCGGCGGCTCTGAGGCGAACAAGGACCTCAAGAAGTACACGACCTACCTCCTCGGCACCGGCGTTCTCCGCCACTGCTGGGCAAGACAGGACGTGCCGGTCGAGACTTTCCGCGAGCCGACGAAGAACAACGGTCAGGACACTCTCATCACCAGAATCCGCGAGTGCATCCACCCGAACGGCTTCTCGTTCAAGCTGCCTTCCACCGGCTGGACCAACTCCCCCACCGACGCGCAGCTCGAGGCGTCCGCAAACTGGGCTCTTAAGTTCGCTCCGAAGGAAATCCCGATCGCACGCCTCCTCACGAACGGCTAAACCATGACCGTAGACGAGAAGCTGATCCGGCTGAAACGGATGATGCGGCTTCCCGACACGGACGACGACACGCTCTCGGCGTTCCTCGACTTCACAAGAGACGAAATTCTCTCGTGGAGATACGGGGCGACCGGGAACATACCGGACGACGTGACCGACGTGCCGCAGGAATACGAAAGCGTCCAGTTGAACGCCGTCATGATCAGCTTCTCGCAGATCGGCGGCGAAGGTGAGACCGCGCACAACGAAAACGGAATATCGAGGCAGTTCGGGTATTCGTCCTGCCTCGAATACATCCATAAAAACGTAATGCCGTATGTCGGGGTGATATCATGAGAACCCTCGCGAAGAACCGGATTCCGTACTGGTACGCCCTCTTCGCGGGCACTCAGGACGTCACCGACGAAAACGGCAATTACACAGGCGAGCAGGAAGTCATCTACACCGAGCCCGTAAAGGCGTGGGGCAACATCTCCGCTGCCAAAGGCGATTCTTACGCCGCCGGGTTCGGGACGATGATCGACTACGACAAGGTGCTATGCACCGAAACGACCGACCTCGACGAGAACGCAGTGGTCTGGCTGGACACAGAGCCGACCGCCCCGTACAATTACCGAGTCAGGCGTGTATCGAAGTCGATCAACGGAACCCTCGTCGCGCTGAAGCAAGTCGACGTAGGCGCGTAGCCGCGGAGGAAAACACAATGCGCAAACGCATAACTGTCCGGCTCTCGTCCGGCAGCATACAGTCGGCTCTCGATGAGGTAGCATCCCTCATGTCAGCCAACCGGAACCGGCTTGATGACGCCGCGCGCGACCTTGCCGAACGGATATGCGAAAAAGCGCAGAGCAACTTCGACGCGGCATGGTACGACAGCCTTGCCAGAGGCGTCAGGGGCGAAGCCGACGTTAAATGCCGGGTAGAAAAGACCGGCACCGGCTATAAAGTCGTCGCCGAAGGGGACGAGGTGACGTTCATCGAGTTCGGGGCAGGAGTCTATTATAATCCCCCCGCCGGAACGTCCCCTCACCCTGACGGCGCAGACCTCGGATTCGTTATCGGAGGATATGGCAAGGGACAAGGAAACCAGAAGGCGTGGGGCTACTACGCCGAAGACGGCAACCTCGTCATCACCCACGGAACAGCGGCGCAAATGCCGCTGTACAGAGCTTTTGAAGAGGTATTACAGGAGGCGAAGAAGAGATGATCGATTTTGAAAACGTATTTGTTGACGCTGTGCGAACGGCGGTCACGAAGAAGTTCCCGAAAGCGACGGTTGTCTCCGAATTCGTCCCGAAGCCGTCATCCTTCCCTCATGTGTACATCCGCGAAACCGATAACGCCTCCGAGGCGCTCTCCTTCCGTGTGACCGGCGGAGAGACCAACGCGCGGCTTTCCTACACCGTCGACGTGTTTTCGAACAAGAAAAGCGGGAAAAAGAGCGAATGCAAGGCAGTTATGGCGGCGGTCGACTCGACCATGCAAAGCTACAACTTCCAGCGTACCTTCTGCAATCCCTTCCCGAACGAGAACGATGCGTCCATCTACAGGATGGTCGCGAGATATTCAAAACTTCAATCAACCAAAATGGAGGTATGATAAATGACCACCAACGGCATCAAATTCTATTACGCCCCCGAAGCCACCGCGGGCACTCAGCCCACCACCGGCTGGATAGAAATTCCGAACGTCGTCAGCTGGGGCGAAATCGGCTCGACTCCCGATACCATAGAAATCACGCCGGTCTCCGAGACCTCATTCAAGCGCTATGAGCAGGGACTGTCCGACACCGGCAGCGTAGACGTCACCGGCAACTGGGCTTCTGATTTCATCGACGCGTGGGAGACCATGCGAGAAGCCATGGCGACCGCGGCGGCGGCAGGCAAGACACTCTGGTTCACCCAGGTCATCCCGAACTACGAAAAGAGCTTCTACTACTCCGGCTCGCCTTCGATGCTCAGATTCCCCGAGGTCACCTCGAACTCGGCGTTCCAGGTATCCGGCACCATCACCGTAAACAAAGTCACCGGTCTCGCGGCAAAGCCCACTATCGGCGGTTGATAAACTCAAGGAGATAAACCATGATAATCAACGGCAAGGAAATAACGGCTAAACCCATCGACTTCAACGCCACCATAGAACTCAACGATCTCGGCGGAGATATCTACTCCTTCGGCACAAAGCCCCTCGCGGCGCTCAGAGCCTATCTCGCGTACTGCGCGGGCATAGACGCCGAAGCGGCTGGACGTGAAATCGAATCCCACATCGTAGGGGGCGGCGACCTCTCCGACCTCTCGGCGGCATTCATGAAGGCGTGTGACGACAGCGCTTTTTTCAAAGCGATGATCGCGAAGGCGAAGGCAGCAGACAAGAAACAGGCAAAGAACACCTGAATCTGAGCGCCGCCGAAACGATATACGAAAACTGGCTTCCTGCGGCTTACAGGATCGGGCTTGACCTTACCACATTCTGGCGGCTCAATCCGCGCCGCATGAAGCCTTTTCTCGATATATACGAGCAAAACCAGCGTGAAGAACGCGATCGGATAAACTTTCACGCGTACATGACCGGCATATATGTCCGGGACGCCATCGGCGCGTGCTTCTCGAAGAACGGGAAGTACCCGGATAAGCCATATGACCTGCGGAGTCAGGAGGAAAAAGCGTCCGCCATTTCCCCCGAGGAATACGCACGGAGAATGATCCTCATGCAGGAATATCAGGATAAAGAAAGAAAATTACAGGAAAAGTTCGGAGGAGGTGAATTGAATGGCAGATAACGAAGTGCAGATAGACAGTCTGTCTGTCGCAATAGAGCACAGCGCGGGCACGGCGTCGAAAGACCTCTCGAGCCTCGCGTCCGGACTTCGGAAGCTGCAAAAGAGCGTCGCGGGGCTGAATCTGAACAACGCGATTATACAATTCGGCTCACTTTCGACGGCAATAGGCGGGATCGGGAACAACGCTGACAAAATCACGGCTCTCGCTTCGTCACTGCTCGACCTCAAGTCGGTCGGGAAGGTCAGCGCCGCCGTGCCGAAATCACTCTCGAACCAGATCACCGCCCTGGATACCGCGCTGAGCGGCGTCACCGAGTCGGACGTAAAGCGGATATCGTCACTGGCATCCGCTCTGACCCAACTCAGCGGTGCGAAAATGCCGCAAATCTCAGCGTCTATCGGGCATCAACTCCAGAGCATCGGAGACGCGGCAAAGAACTTGCAAGGCGTCAACCTCGCACGCTTCAAAGACCTTGCGACCGCGTTGCAGCCGCTGTCGGCTCTCACCCCCGCGCACCTCACTTCATTTATAAATCAGCTCGGTAAATTCACTCAGCTGTCGAAGGATCTTGAAGCCGTCGACATGGACAAGTTTGCCGCGACAATTGAACGGCTCACGGCGGCAATGGCACCCCTCGCAACCGAAATGGACAAAATCGCCCGCGGATTCTCAGCGTTCCCGCAGAGGATTCAGACCTTCATTAAAAATAATGAAGCGTCAACCAAGAGCGTAAAGAAAGCCGAACCGACATGGCAGAAATTCTTTGAGACCATATCAAAGGGCAGTAAAAAGAGCTCATCTGGGCTGACGAACTTTGCAAAACAGCTATTTTCGATTGCCACAATCAAAAAAGTCTGGCTGAAAGCTACGGATTCTCTTGAATCCGCCAACGAGTACATCGAAGCCCTGAACCTGTTCTACGTCTCAATGGGCAGCTACGCCGAAAAGGCACAGGACTATGCTAACCTCGTCGGCGACAGCTACGGCGTCGACCCCGCCGAATTCATGAAGATGCAAGCTACCTTCATGGACGTTTCGAAATCTTTCGGCACGGCGAGCGGCACGGCGTATACCATGTCGAAAGCGCTGACGCAGCTTACTTACGATATATCATCGCTCTACAATCTCAAAGTTGACGAGTCACTGAACAAGGTCCGGTCGGCTCTGGTCGGCGAGATTGAGCCAATCCGCGCGCTCGGTAAGGACCTGTCCGTCGCGAACCTCAAACTCCTCGCGACCGAACTCGGCATCACCGCGAACGTCGACGCAATGAACCAGTCCGAAAAGGCAATGCTCCGGACGATCTCACTGCTGAGACAGTCAAACTCCGCCATGGGCGACATGGCGAGAACGCTCGAGCAGCCCGCGAACCAGTTCAGAATCCTCAAAGCGCAGCTGACGCTTCTCGGACGCGCTATCGGTGACCTCTTCCTGCCGCTCGTGCAGAAGACGCTCCCGTACATGATCGCGTTCGTCAAAGTCGGACAGCGCATCGTCTCGGCGTTCGCAGCCCTCGCGGGATTTGAACTGCCGAAATTCGACTACGCCGATTCTGTAATCAAAGGCAACGAAGGCGTCGCCGACTCCGCCGATGACGCCGCTAAGAGCATGAAAAAGCTCTATCAGCTCTCGTTCGACGAGCTGAACATTCTCGGCTCACAGAACACCGGCGCGTCCGGAAGCGGCACGAGCGCCGCCGACCTCGCAAAGCTCGAAGCGGAGCTGAACCGACTCGCGAAACTCGAGGACGATATGTTCTCAAAGAACCTCGGCGAGACGACCGATAAGATCGCGGAGCAGATCGAGAACTGGCTGACAAAGGGCGAAGGAATACAAAGCTGGGCGAAAGACATCTGGGATTATTTCAGCAAAATAAAAGACGCCGCGAAAGAAATTGCCGATAAGCTCGGACTGTGGAAAATCCCTCAGAAAATATGGGATTTCTTCAAATTCGCAGTATTCAAAATTACCGGAATAGACCTTGACTTCGGAGCTTCGCAGCTCAGAAGCACGAGCGGTAAGGATACGCTTATGGGCGCAGTCAGTGGAGGAATAGCAGCGTTACTCGGGCTTAAGGCGCTGAGCTTGCTCTCGCTCAGCAGCGGCGACGGATTTTTAGGCAGTGTCCCGATGCTCCTGCTCAGCATAGCCGCCCTGTCAATAACAACGGCGGCAATCGGGAGTACACCGAACGTCACCGGCGCTCAGACACTTCTCGGAGCCGCGAAGACTGGCATTGTGGCACTGCTCGGCGGTGCTACCATATCCCGATTTTTCCTCGGAGCGGAAGGTTTTCAGGCATTCGGGCTCCCGCTCACAATCGGGCTTGCCGGTCTCACAATGTCGGCAGTCGGAATATTTGAACTCGGAAACGACACCGGCGCGGATGACCTTGCCGGGGCAATAAAACTCGGTATAGGTTCACTGCTCAACACTGCGGCGGCGACTCTTGCCGGCGTGAAAGTTGCAAAAATGGTCGGAGCCGGCGCGGCAGCAGGAACGGCAGGGCTTTTCGCAGGCGCGCTATCGATCATTATAGGCGCGACCATCGGCGCCGTGGTATTCCCCGATGAATGCCGAAAAGCGTTCGAAACGGTATCCGAAGCGCTCGGGCACAGTATCAAGAACGTCACAAACAGCCTCAAAGACACTATCGACAAGGCGGTTGACCTCGGCTCGTTCGACTTCAAAGCGCAGTTCGGCATTGACGAAAACACCTTCAAAGTCATATCAACCTTCGGCGACCCGAAACTCGCCGCGCAGCTGAACGAAATCACCAGTGTCGCCAAGCAGAACGTCAAGACTACCTCAACCGAACTTGATAATCTGAACCGTCAATTCTATTCCAGCTCTACGATCGCCAACCAGAATTCACAATCAATCGTCAACAACACGACGGAAACCATCAAGAACGGCATCAATGACGTTACGAAGACCGGCATTTACAAGCCGCTCTATGGCATGATGGATAAAGTCGGGAATGAACTGGGGCAGAAGGGCAAGTCGGCGGGTGAAAACGTCGCGAAGGGCTTCGTCGCCGGAGTTGACTACAACGCCGATTACGTCGCCAAAGGTATGATCGGCATGGCGAACAAAGCTATGGTTCAGTTCACCGACAGCCTCGGCATCCACTCACCGTCGACCGTCTTTGAAGGCTACGGCATCAACGTTGACATTGGATTCGCGAACGGCGTCACGCTCGGACTCCCCAACGTCAAGGACGCCTTCGGGAACGTCTGGACGTCTATCCGCGTGGACTTCTCAGCCTTCGCGAACAGCCTGCTCGCGTCGGCGCGCACCTTTATCAGACAGCTGAATCAGGTGCTCTCGTCCGTGTCTTTCAGCAGCGGCGGCGCGGCTCAATCCCTTATTGGCAAAACGCCGCGCATGATCCCCGCCTTCGCGACCGGCGGATTCCCCGAGGACGGAATGTTCTACGCCAACTCCGGCGAGCTCGTCGGACGCTTTGCGAACGGGCGGACTGCCGTCGCGAATAACGCGCAGATCATCGAAGGCATCGAGAATGCCGTCTATCGCGCGATGACAGCCGCACAGCGCGGCTCAGGGCGCGGCGGAAAGATAGAACTCGTCCTCGACAAGCAAGTCGTCGGACGCGTCTTCGGAGACGCCATAGACTCCGAAAAGAGGCGCTCCGGCGCGAACACCAAAATCACATTCACGAACGGAGGGACGCGGTAATGTTCAAAGTTGACGGAACCGAATACGGCGGTATCGTTACCGCGCTGACGCGAAATTTTGAAGTTGTCGACGGCGATAACGCCGGGCGCACACTCGATGGTGTCATGCACCGCGACCTCATTGGAACCTACTACAACTACTCCATCACGATCAACACCGACCGTATGTCCCAGACGGAGTACAACGCTCTCTACAAAACGATTTCCGCGCCGGTTGCAAGTCACGATATAGTCGTCCCGTTCGGCAACGAAACGCTCTCATTCAAGGCGTATGTCTCGCGCGGCAGCGACGATCTCCTCCGGCAGTACTCCGAGACGAACCGGTATTGGGGCAACCTCTCCTTCGACTTTATCGCGATGGAGCCGCAAAGGAGCGCAGCATGAAACTCCGGGTATCCTACGCCGATGTCGCTGTCGGGGCGAAAGAAAACTTCGCCCCATCGGCGACCGGGCAGACCAGCAACTCGACTCCGGCACTACTGCAAGGGCAGCAGACCCCGATGTACGCGAATCCGTGCGAGATATACTCCGTCCTGCTCGATGGCTCTCTCACGGTTCCGCCGGACGATCCGAAATACGCCCTCGTGTCGGACAGCCTGTCGAGCGCGACCGACGGCAGCTTCGAAACTCCGCTCGTCCTCACGCTCACTGCGACCGGGCAGTACACCTCGCAAGGCATCACGCTCGTTTTTGATGAGACCTCCAACCGGTACGCGACGGCGGTCAACATTAAATGGTATCGCGGAAGCACCCTTCTGTCGGACAAGAACTTCACGCCGGACAAGCCGAATTTCTTCTGCGCGAACAAAATCGAAAACTACAACAAGCTGATAATCTCCTTCTCGAAGATGAATATGCCGAGGAACCGGCTGTATCTCACGGACATCCTCTACGGAACCGTCCGCAACTTCGGGAAAGACGAAATCGAAAATTTCTCCCTGCTCCAGGAAATCGAGCCGGTATCCGAAACTGTCTCGATCAACACCGTGGGCTTCACTCTCAAAAAGCAGAGCGACGTCGACTTCATCTTCCAGGAAAAGCAGCCGTTATATACCTACTTCGACGACACACTCGTGCAGACCACGTTCATCACGCACTACGAGCGGAATTCCGACAGGACATACGATATCGAGTCGGAAGACTATGTCTCTATTCTCGACGACTCCCCGTTCGGCGGCGGTATCTACTCTGCGAAGAACGCGGCAGCCCTCATCGGCGAAATGCTCTCGCCGCTCAAGGTTGAATACGAAATCGCGGGCAGTCTGCAAAACGCGACACTCACCGGATACCTCGCGATATCCTCCTGCCGCGAAGCTCTCAATCAGATCGCCTTCGCCCTCGGCGCGGTTGTAGACACCAGCTACTCCGACAAAGTGAAGCTGTACAAGCTGTCCGACACCGTCGCGGGCACGCTGAACGCCTCGAACACCTTCACCGGGCAGACGACCACATTCCGCGACAAGCTCACCGAACTGCGGCTCACCGCGTACTCCTACGTCGCCGGGACAACCGACTACACCGCATATAAAGCGGCGGACAGCGGAACCGGAAGCGGCATCACCGTAGCCTTCCCCGAGCCGCTCCACTCCCTGTCCATCACGAACGGCAAGATAGTCTCCCAGACTGTCAACCAAGCCGTCATCAACGCGGACGCGAACTGCGTCCTGACCGGCAAGAAATACGACAAAACCCAAACCATCATCACGAAGCGGAATCCGCTCATCCTCGCCGGGGACAAAGAGAACGTAGTCGAGCTCAAAGACTTCACCCTCGTGAACCGGACAAACGCCGACGAACTCGCCACAGCGGCGTATAACTACTACTCCGCCCGCCGCGAAATATCTGAAAAGATACTCACCGGCAATCTCAAAGTCGGCGACAAAGTGACGCAGGAATACGATTACATGGATGACGTGACCGGACGCATCGTCAGCATGAAACACACCGTCTCCGGAACCGCACAAGTCGCGGAGGTGACCATCAAATGAGCCTTGATACAGCGAACCTCAATTTAATCTATGACCGCACGGAAAGCGACGAAACCGCCTCCGCCGCGATACGGAAATCCTACCAGACCCTCGGCAACTGGTCGGGGCTGACAGACACCGAAAGGGCACAGTTAGAGCGCGGAACGCTCACCTACAACACCCTCAACCGCGTCGAATCCGCGGTAAAAACCCTCGCCGCCGCGCTGACGTCGGCGGGGTATCCGGTTAAGGTGACGCCGGTGCTTAAGGGGAGCAAAGCGGAAGACCGCGAGTGGCAGGAAGGCGATATTGTTCGGTGGGCGCAATGGACGACTTATCTTGACAACGTACAGAGACTGCGCGACGCTTACTACACGCTCACGGAAACCGGACAGCTACCGAAGCCGGAGGACAAGCTCGGCTACGTCGGCGCGAACAACATTGAGAAGGTGCTCGCGGATATTGACTTGCTACTCGATGGAATGAAATCCATATACCGACGAGCCGGAACGTTTACTGCCGGTGGCAGCTATACAAGACAGATGATAAGGAGCATATGAAATGGCGATAAAAAGACAAGATGAAGTGCTCGCGAAAGCAGTGTCGACCGACGCGACGGTCATACCGCGATATGACATAAAGCGCCCGGACGGGACGAAAGTCGCGGAAAACGTCGCGCTGGAACTAAAAAACACCGTCGTGAACGAAGGCACGGCAATTAACAAACAGCTCCTCGACGAAATTCTTGCAGCATCAGGAACAGCGGGCGGAACGACTTCCGCGCTGACTCTCGCGCAGGAGGGTTTTGCGCTGGTGGACGGGGCGGAGGTGCGGATTAAGTCCACATATAACCTCGCGGGTGGTGCAACTCTTAATGTCAATGGGACGGGGGCGAAGACCATTTACACAGCATCCGGGCAAGAAGTAAAAGGCGGCATAAAAGCTGGCGTGTGGATGATACTGGTGTATTCATCTACGCTCGACGGTTATGTAATCCTCAATATGACGGCGAAACAGGTGACTAAAATATTTACACAGTCCGGCTCATGGGAGTGCCCACAGGGCGTCACCTCCATTCACATCCTGCTATTCGGCGGTGGAGGCGGTGGAGGCGGCAACGGCGGCACCGCCGGTGGAGGCGGAGGCGGCGGACACATGGTGTCTAAAGTGTTGACAGTCACTCCAGGACAGGTGTATCCAATCACCATAGGTACCGGAGGAAATGGCGGCTCCGCTGGATATAACAGCGGCACTGCCGGAGGTAATGGTGGAGCTACGTCTTTTGGCACGCTCGCTTCCGCCAATGGCGGCAGTGGCGGCACGGCGGGGCGTGCTTCTAGCAGCACCAATTATGCTGGCGATGGCGGCTCTGGCGGCACCGGTGGTGGTGGAGCCGGAGCCCAAAGCACTAGCGGAACAGTGTCTGGCGGCACCGGCGGTTCTGGCAGCTATGGTGGGAGCGGTGGAAGAGGACTATCAAACTCTTCTGCCGCTGGCAACGGCGGGAATGGCACAGCCGCCGCAGGAGGAACGGGTGCTGGTGGCGCTGGATCCGGTGGCGGCGGCGCTGGCGGCGGATATGGCGGCAAAGGCGGAGACGGCGGGAAACCCAACTTCGGCGGCGGCGGCGGTGGAGGCGGCTACGGAGCCGATGGCAACGGCGGTCGCGGCGGGAATAACACCCCCTCGCCGTATTGGGGTGGCGATGGCGGCACAGCTGCTGGTGGAGGCGGAGGCGGCAGCGCAGGCAGCGACAGTGGCACCGGCGGCAAGGGCGGAGACGGCATTGCCGTGATCACATACAACATCATGGAGGCATGATTATGAAAGTATTTCAGATAGTCGACAATTTCTGCTACTACGACGCGACGCCGGTGCACCCGACGCTCGCCGACACGGAGGGCAAATACCCTCCGGATGTCCTCTTCGTCGAGGCTCCGGATAATGTCTTCGAGGGCTGGGGCTATGACAGCACACAGGAAGGCGACGCCCGCTTCATCAAGCCCACACCGCCGGAGGGCTGGCTGTATGACGACGCGACCGGGACATTTTATCCGGCAGACGGGGAGAAGCCGAAGCCGAAGCCGTCTGGGGACCTGACTACGCTGTCCGCAAAGGTCGCGAGCCTCGAGGAGCAGCTCGCGACGATCGAAGCCGTCAACAAAACCATTTTAGGAGTTGAATGATATGGACGAAAAACTTATCGCAAAGGCACGGGAACTCCGCGCAATCCTCGAAAAGGCGATGACCGTCGCGCCGGGGCTGACTGACGCGGAGGCGGTCGCCGCGACCTGCCTGCACCCGAAATGGAGCGGAAACGGCGTCGCGTATGTCAAGGGGCAGCGGGTCCAGGATGACGGGGCGCTTTACACCGTGCTCCAAAACCACACCTCGCAGGCGGGATGGAAGCCGACCGCCGCGCCGTCGCTTTTCGCGAAGGTGCTGATTCCTGACCCGACCGTCGTGCCGGAGTGGGAACAGCCCGACTCGACGAACCCCTACATGAAGGGCGACAAAGTAAAGCATAACGGCAAGACATGGGTGTCGCTTATCGACAACAACGTCTGGGAGCCCGGAGCCGTCGGAACTGCCGCACTGTGGCAGGAGGTGACTGAATGATAGTCGAAAAAATCATATCATGGGCGATACCTTTCGTCTGTGGCGGCGTGATCACCGGGCTGATTGCCTATGTCAAGACACTGAGACGGCGGAACGACGCGATGCAGGAGGGGGTACAGTGCCTGCTCCGCGCTGAGATCATCCGGAATCATGACAAGTACGTGCTGGATAAGAACTACTGCCCGATCTACGCGAAGGAGGCTTTAAAGCGAGCCTATCACGCATACTACGAACTGCACGGAAACGACGTCGCGACCGGGCTTTACAACGAAGTGATGGCACTGCCGACGGAGGTGAGAGAATAATGGCTGCGTTTCCACGGGGCACTACCCCGACACTAAAATTCACCTTGCCGTTCGAGGCGAAACAGCTGTCGAGTGTATATATCACTTTCGCGCAGTCCTATCGCGAGGTGCTGACAAAGCACGGCGCTGAAATCACGGCGGAAGGGAATCAGCTGATCGTCGAGCTGTCACAGGACGACACACTGCTATTTCGTCCACAGTCTGTGGACATCCAGATACGCGCTATCGACGCTGCGGGCAACGCTATCGCGTCGAAAATCATCACCGCCGACGTTTCGAAGATTCTCCGGGATGGGGTGATAGAGTGACCAAAGCGTGTGAATTCCTGGTAGAATTCGGCTCGGGCGTTGAACTCGATGTTGAGTTCGGCGCCACGAGCACCGACTTCGGCGCGGTGGAATTTTCCGCCGACGGAGATTTCACGGCGACACTTGAAGCGAAATGCGCCGAATTTGATCTACGAATGGAAGACCAGAGCGCGGAGTTTGACGCGGGAATCGAGGGCTTACAACTCGTCGAAGTCTCGGAGCTGCCGCCATATGACGGCGCTTACGTCGTCGACCCGCTGATCAAAGCGCCGGTCATCCTGCCGACGAAAGGCAAAAACATGAGGGACGATATAACCGTCAAAAAAATGCGTCAGCTCGAGGTCGGCAACGGCGCGGGCGGAAACACGCTCATAATCGGAGAGGAGCTATAAATGGCAAATCAATATGTCAACAAGGTCGTCGTCGGAGGCGAGACAAAACTCGACCTTACCGGCGACACCGTAGTCGCGGACAAGCTCGCGAAGGGCTACAAAGCGCACGACAAGTCCGGCGCGCCTATCGTCGGAACAAACACCTACGACGCCGACACCGGAGACGCGACCGCCGCGGCGGCGGAAATCCTCGACGGGAAAACCGCCTACGTCGCGGGGAACAAAATCGTCGGAGTCATGCCGAATAAAGGCGCTGTGACCGGCAATATCACCACAAAAACAGAGCAGTTCGCAATCCCCGCTGGATTCCATGACGGCTCGGGCAAGGTCGGGATATCCTCCGCCGCTCAGGCTTCGATCGTCGCGGGAAACATTAAAAAAGGTATCACCATCCTCGGCGTCGAGGGTACTTACGGCGGCGAAGCCGTCAAGGCTCAGGCGAACAAAAACGTCACTCCGACCTTCGTGGCGCAGGAAGTACTGCCGGACGCCGGATATGACTACCTCGCGAAAGTGACTGTGGCGAAAATCCCGGTGACCGAAACCGACAACGCCGCCGGAGGGGTCACCGTCACGGTGGGCGGCTGATATGGGAATCGTCAGAATGCCGGAACCGACAGCGGTGCCGGAACCAACAATGAAAGAGTATAACAAAATCGTCCTCAACGGCGAAACGCTTATCGATCTCACGGCGGATACCATCACCGCGCAGAGCTTACTCAAAGGCTTTACGGCACACGGCGCGGATGGAAAGCTGATTACGGGTGCTTACGAAGCCGCCGCCGCGGCGGGACTTAACGCCACCTGCGGAGAAATCACGACGACATCCGACCGGAGCAACTACTCGCTCGCGCACAGGCTCGGCGAAGTGCCGAGAGCGTTTTTTATCGGTATGCGGACGAGTTATCTTAACCTCTCCGGCAAGCGAAACATCCTGATCGGCGCATGGGGAATGCGCGACCACAGCATCCAGTACAAAATGTATGCGACATCGCCACTGCGCCCGCCCGCAGGAGGATTACGCGAAGGAGCAATCACCGTGTCAGGCTTTCAGTGCTGTCTGACCGAAGCGAACGCAGACACTATCACCGTCGCGGACAGCGCCGGGACTTATGTCCTGAGCGGAGGCGCTACCTATTTCTGGGTCGCGGTTGGGGGTGAAAAATCATGAGGTACTACGCAGAGTATGACGGCGACACGATCATCGCCGTCGGCACAGGGTTCGGCGGTACGGAAATCACCGAGGACGACTACAAAGCCGTCCTCGCGGAAATCGAGGAAAAGCGACTGCTCGCCGACCGACTGTACGCAGGGGAAATCACTATCGAGGACGTCCCCGAAAAGTGGCGGACGGAAGTACAGCAGACCGTCGACAACCGCCGCGCCATAGAAGCCGAAGAGGAACCCGACTATGAAAAAGCATGGAAAATACTGATAGGAGATGAGGTATAATGAAAGGCATCGATATCTCCCGGCACAACACGATCCGGAGTTTCCCCGCGATAAAGTCACAGGGTGTGGATTTCTGCGTCATCCGCGCCGGGTACGGCACGGTCATCGACGCAAAATTCGAATCCCACATCAAAGCGGCGAAAGACTGCGGTATGCTCGTCGGCGTGTACTGGTTCTGCTACGCGCTCGACGTCGCCGACGCGCGGCGGGAAGCCGAGGCATGCGCGGAGACACTGCGCGGGCGTCAGCTCAATCTGCCGGTGTTTTATGACTTTGAATATGACACGGAGCGGTACGCCGGGAAACACAAGGTGGCGTATAGCCCGAAGCTCCGGACGGACATCATAGAGACATTTTGTACCGAAATGACGAAGCGCGGGTATAAAGCCGGAGTGTATACAAACCCGGACTACTGGCTGTACCGGCTCAACTCCGACCGGCTGTCGAAGTACGCGCTGTGGATCGCCTCGTACAAAAGCAAGGACGGCAAGGCGACTTTCGATACCGTCCTGCCGACCGACCTTCCGCCCGCGTTCTCGAACGCTATGCTGTGGCAGTTCGGTATGTGCAAAATGCCGAAAGCCGTCGGGAATGTGGACATTGACTATGGGTACGGCGTCAAGCCGCCCGCGCCGAAGAAAACCTACAAAGTCGGCGACACCTACACCGTCAAGGCGGGCGACGTCTACACGACCGGGCGCAAAGTTCCGGCACGGCTCGTCGGCAAGACCTACATCGTCCGACAGGTCCGCTCCGGCGCGATACTGCTCAGCGAGATCAACAGCTGGGTGACGGTATGAGGTACTTAAAACGGCTGATACTCGCCGTGCTGATATACCTCGCGATTTATCTGCCGTTTATCGCCGTCCTGCAAGCCCTCACCGGCACCGACCTGACCGCCGCTTTTTCGGTCGGCGGGATCGTCGGAGCTGTGGAACTCGCGCTGGGGAGCGTCATTAAAATCACTGAAAACAAAGAGATAAGCAAGAAAGGATATATTGAAAATGAACAAGATGGATATAACGCCGATACTGGAGCTGGTAGTGAAGCTGATATTCACGCTGATAACGATTTTCCTCGTTCCGAAACTGAAGGAGCTGATATCGACCAAGGTCGCGGAGAGTGACCAGAAGAAAATCATCCGCTGGGTAGAACTCGCGGTTCAGGCGGCTGAGGAAGCGGAACGTTCCGGGCTGATCGACAAGAAAGCGAAGTATCAGTACGCGAAAAGCTTCCTCGAGGCTCGCGGCGTGACCTTCGACGCCGATACCATGCAGGCGCTGATCGACAGTACCGTGTGGGAGCTGTTTAACCAGTTCAAGCAAGATTCCGACTCGGACGCCGAAAGCGAGGCGTGAAATGAGAGCTGACGACGTGGCTGACCTCACGCGGTCTGAGTGGACGCGAATTATCGACGAGTGCATCCATGATCGGAAATGGCGAGATATTTTCAAGAGACGCTGGCTTGACGGAATTAAGTTCGAGCCCCTCGCGGAGGAGTTCGGGCTTTCCGTCCGGCAGACGCAGCGGATCGTCAAAGCCTGCGAACAGAAAATCAAATCACGTATATAAATGTCATGAAACCGTCGCGAAAGCGGCGGTTTTTCTTCGTTCACTTTGCACAAAAATCGTGCTATAATATATACGCCGGATGATAAATCCGAGTATATATACAGGATGGTGAAATCCATGGCAGAATTTGCAAGCAACGGCAAGGCGAACGCGGCTCTTGCGACCGGAATCATCGGTGCGTCGGGCGTCGGCGCGGCTCTCCTCAACGGCGGGCTGAACGGGCTCTTCGGTGGCTGGAGAAACGGCAACTGCGGCTGTAGCGAAGATCACGTCGTCGACCGCTACGAAGCGGGACAGGCGGCGCGGATCGCGCAGCTGGAGACCGAAGTGAAGCTGCGCGACGCGAACACGTACACCGACCAGAAAATGCTCGAGATGTACAAGTACTTCGACGGCAAGGTGCGCGGACTCGAGATGGCAGACGCGGCACAGGCAGTCACTAACCAGCGCGTCGCTGACAGCTTTGAGGCAGCACACAATGATCTCGTCTGCGTCAAGAACGAGCTCTACGGCGCAATCCGCAACGAAGCTGAGAAGCGCTGCTGCGGCGACAACAGCATCGTCACCTACGCCAACGCGACGTTCTATCCGAAGCAGGTCGCGGACGTCACGACCGGCACGGCGACCACGGCGCAGAGCACGTACAATCCGATTCCGAAGTGCGGGTGCGGCTGCGGCTGCGGCTGTAACTGACGGCAGGGGCGGCAATCGCCGCCCCATGAGGTGATGAAATGGTAACTCTGGCACAGGCTACAGCCGGAATCGAGCGGTATCTCGACACCGAAATCCTCGCGAAAATCCCCGGCTGGCAGAAATGGGTTCTCGGCGCGGCAGCGTCTCGTATGCTGTCCCGGTCGGGAGAGATTTTTAATACATTGAAAAATAACCCCGTCGTCGCGGCGATGGGAGTCATAGATGAGCAGGATCAAATCGACATCGACGCGGTTTACCGCGAATTCGCGGCTCAGGCGCAGCGCGGGGCGATAACTTTCGACGTACCGCTCGTCGGCGCTCTGACTCTGACCGCCGCCGATGTGGACAAGCTGTATGGATATATAATCGGAGGCTAAAATGAAAGACGAAGTAATGCGCGGCGTCATCTGGATGACGACCGACGGCATCAAGGACGCGGGGATGGCGTACAACTACGCCGAAGACGCGAAAGAAGCAGGAAAGCCTGAGCTCGCGGCGCTGTTTATTGAGGACGCGAAATACCGGCTCGGGAAGGTGAAGGAGTGGTATGACCGCGCGATGAGTATGCACGGGGCTGTCGACGGAGTGACCGATGAGCTCATCGAGTGGCATCGGGCGGCTTACCGAGAGCTGCTCGATAAAGTTATGAAATTCAAGGCGTGAATTTCGCGAAAACGCTTGACAAATCTGGGAAACAGTGATATAATGATTTTGCGAAGGAGAAATCCTGAGCGTGTCTCCATCCGCGAGGATGGTGTGGATTGAAATATTGAAGATTTCATTATGAGATCAGGGAAAGGAGCAGAAATGCTCCTTTTTCTTATTCATATAGTATTTACAAATAGATACGGTACTTTTTCTCCGAAAGCTATTGACTTTTTGTACCGAGTGTGCTGTAATATATACATCACAAGGGACGCGGACAACCCAAAACCGCGAAGGAGAAAACAATCATGAAGCAGAAAACCCTTTACATCGACACAAACTACAATCGATCGGTCAATGACATTTACACCGATTATCACGTCGGTGACGCGGTTATCCTCTACGGATATAAGCGCGAAGGCGCTCCGGATAGCACCGAATCATTCCGCGTCATGAAGGACAACGGAAAGGGGATGCCTGGTAACATGAACTCTGAAATCTGCCGCTACCACGGATGGCGCGGCACGTCGGACGGCATAATCAAGACCGCATACGGTCTGCGCCGAATCAAGTCAATGGAAACTATTGACAAGTACAGCAACGATGAGGGACATTACCAGTCCGTGAAAATCGTTGTTGGCACTGACATCGCGCCAGAGGAAGAATAAAAAATCAAGCTGTCCTATCGGCTATACGGGGAAGGAGATAAGTCATGATAATCGAAGTAATGGGACTAGCTGGATGGAAAATCAAAACCTACTCCAAAAAAGTCATTGAAATAGACATCGAGCACGCGAAGGACTATAAAAAGAACCTCGGGGAGCCGTTCGTTGTAAATGTCAACGATATGTTCAACGACCTTAAGACTGATGGCGAGTACTATTCGAGCGACGACAGAATTGGTATGCACTGGCTTCTTCCGGGGTGTAGTAAGCTCGCATAGATTGCTGATCTCGACGTCGAGTGGACGAAAGAACGCAACAAAAGCTATCTGTACGATGTGTATCAGAGATACACGCTTAAGCCGGAGACACAGGCAAAAATCGCTGTTGCACTCGATGAGTTTATCGACCGCGCGACAAAAGCCCTGGACGATGCTGTCTCCGCAGAAGACGCGAAGAAACGCGCCTATGAGGAGGAGAAGACACGTCTGCTTGATGGCGTAACGTGGGATGTAAACGGCAAGCAAATCACCGATGAAGGCGGCAAAACAATGATGTATGAACACATCGTCACAGTGAACGGAAAAACGTTTATGTTCACGGAACGGAACCTGTTCGATTTCGGGCGCGTTATCAATCCAAAGCGCGGAGGGCTTATAAGCCGCGACAGCGAGACCGGTAAGTACTATCGCGAAAAGTTTAATGACGCTAACGGGTGGAATCGCGTCGAAGACCTCGACGAGGACGAAGCTCGCGCTTACAAGATCGTGCTGAAGTACGGAAAATACGCCGGAACCGGCATCAGAATGTAAAGTATGAAATACGATCTTACCGGTCGGCGAGAAAGATCGCGGAGGCACAATATTTTGCGCCGATAATCAAGGAGTACGAAAATGAAACGAACAATTAAAGGCACGCTGTGCGATACCTCCACAGCGGAGCAGATCGGCGAATCGCGGTACGACGGGTGCACCGAGTACCTTTACCGAACGAAATCAGGGAAGTACTTTATCCACACTGTACGGAGTAAAGGGCTCGTGCGAGAGGATATATACCTGATGACCAATACAGCCGCCGCTGATTGGATTATGGTCGCTTACGGACCCGTAGACGCCTACTACGACGCTAAGACCGGCGCAAAAAAAGAGTGGGCGAAGATCAGCGTGTCGTCGACGACCAAAGCGCTGATCGACGAGCTTCGCGGGGCATATGGGATGACTGCGAATGAGCTGATCTCAGACGCGCTTAAGACATATCGTAAAAACGCATGACGGAGCCGGGGAAAAATCCCCGGCTTTTCTCATGACAGCGTGACAGATTCGTGACAGATTTGATTCCAAAATACCGTTTTTGACGGCGGAATTTCGTCACGGGAGGTGGAATAAGAACGCCCGAAAACCCGCATGAATACAAGAAAAAACCGCCTATCGGCTTGATAAGCGGTTTATTCATTTGGTCTGAGTGACAAGACTTGAACTTGTAAACTTAATCCAAAAACGCCTGAAATAAAGGCGCTTTGGTCTTTGCGTGACGGATTTCATGACGGATTTTGCAAAATGTTATCATAGTATTCTTCAAGCCGGGCGAATATTTCATCCTTCTTGTCCCGCATAATATGCCCATAGATGCGGTTCACCATGTCTTCAGTTTCGTGCCCGAGATAGTCGGCGATGTACTTCACCGGGATATTCAGCAGGATCATCACAGACGCCGCATAGTGGCGCAGAGCGTGAAAAGTATAGTGCTTGCCACAGCACAGCTCAAGCGCGTGCTGATAGTGCTTCCGCACGGTACGCTCCGACAGTGTGGTGACAAACTCCGCATCCGGCTGATACGCGCGTCTGAGCGCCGCCTCGACGGCGGGCAGCATCCTGATTGTCCGGTCGCCGGCTCTGGTCTTTGGAAGCTTCATAGTAGCTTTGTTGTACATCCCTCTGATCTTCGCCGCGCAGATGTGGATTGTCTTCGCGTCGAAATCCACCTTAGACCATCTCAGCCCGAGGATTTCCGACATCCTCATCCCGCACAGCGCGCCGAGGTGAACAGCGGCGTCGATATCACTTCCCCGCACAGTCGCCAGCAGAGACATGACGTCAACCTCCTCCGGAATCACGATCTCACTCTTCTGCGTCTGTGGGAGTTTCGTATGCAGCGTCATATCCGGTCGGAACATTTTCAACGTCGAGGACAACAGCCCGTGCATACAGCGGACAGTCTTCGGCGAGTGGTCGGCGGATTCCGCGCTTATGGCAAGCTGCACCTGCTCCTGCGTCAGATCGGCGAGCTTTACATTTCGCAACGCAGAAAGATTGCTTAACCTGATGCGTGTAAATTCGCGGTACGAGGACGGCGACAGGGTATTCTTCTTCGCCTCGACGTACCGCTCCATAGCCTCTCCAACCGTCATGCCCGCATACGGATCGTCCGGCTTGTCCATCTTCCTCTCCGCCTCGAACTGTGCCGCGCGGAGCTGCACGTCCTTCTTATCCTTGCCCGAAAACGTTTTGTACTTATTTTCTCCTATCAGCACTCTTGCACGCCAGCTACCGCTCGGGAGCTTGTCCATAATCATCTTATCACCTCTTTATCCATCCCACGCTCGGGTTTATGACGTCAAACGCAAAAAGAAAACATATGAACGCCATCAGTACAACAGCAATCGTCACCGCGACTCGGAACTCCCGGCTCATGCGGGCGATCACCGCTTTCAAATCCGAAATGCGGTCGAGATACAATTTTTCCAACATCTTCAAGGCTTCTTCCGCCGTCATCTCGACGGTCTCCTCCTGGTCGCTCGCTGCGGTCTCGCCGCTGATCAACTCGTCAACCGTCACACCGAGTGTCATCGACAGCAGCGATGCTGTCACGTATGTCGTCGGGCAGCCCTTCAGCAACCTCTTCACCGTGCCCTCGGACAACTTCGTCTCCTCCGCCAGACGAGCGTTCGTGTAGTGCTGTTGATCCATCAACCGGCGCAAAATGTCCGGATTTATTATTATGCTAACCATGAATTGTCCTCCATCACCCACAAAATGTCGAAAAATGACCTACGATTGCCCTTGCTTTTCTGTGCAAAAAGGTGTATAATGGAATCATGAAATAAACGCGAAAGCGAGGACAACAAATGCCGCACACATCGAATCAGCCTGAACCGCCCGACCGAAGCAAGCACCTCGATCAAGATGAACGCCGTGTCATCGAAGACTTCCGCACCCTTACGCCTGAAAACAAGCGCAAAGCAATCGCCCTCCTGCGGCGGCTTAAGCAGTCGCAGGAATAGTTACTCGCCGCCTTCGGGCGGCTTTTTTTATTTCTTTTTGTTCAGCGCATCGAGACCGTCGACTATATCCGCCATACCGCTCAGGTGCGCACCGATTGCCGAATAAATAGTGCCTACTACAAGCAAGCCAATAAAAACGCCTACCCAAAACGGGATGACGTCGCCCGACATACCGCTGAGGCATACGCCGATTATCTCCATGACCGCCGCAACATATATAATCACCGCCACGACACTGAATACCGCCGACGTTCTTCTCAGCCACGGCACGGAGTCGGGCGCGTACTGTTTCACCGGTCGGCTGTCACTGTGCGCTTCACGGTACGCCTTATCTGTCTCGTCGCCGTCCTTCAGCGACACGCCGGTCATATCTACCCCGATTCCGCTGTCGGTGCAGTATGGGCATCGTATCGCGTCGTCTGGAATGTCTCTGCCGCACCTGTTGCATTTCTTGCTCAAACCCAATCACCCTTTCATCTGCTCAATGATTTTCTTGAACAGCTCCTGCTTCTCCGGGGACACGCTCCGGTAAAGCTCGAGCAGTTCTTTTTCTTCGGAGGACAGCTCGTCTGGGCTGCCCGTGGGGGCGGGATCGTCAGTCTCGCCGGTGAGGTAGGCGGGAGTAGTAGAGAGAGTGGCGGCTATGATCTCCAAGTCGCTGGTAGATAGCCCACGCTTGCCCAACCACACGTCATTCAGAAAGAATTGCCCGTGACCAGTCGACTCGCTTACGAACTTCTGCGACAACCCCTTAGACTTGCACAAAGTCTTCACTCGTTCTTTGAACATGGAAGTATTCAACATAAATATTTCCTACTTTCTGAAAAAGATGTTGGCAACTGACGAATCCTAAAAAATTAGGAATAACCTATTGACATTCCTAAGATTTTAGGTTATAATATTATCAGTCACAAATTCGTGACAGGCAAAACGACGTCGGGTGAGGGTACTCCGTATTCAGGCGGATTCCTGAATGCGGTTATTTTCTGGGATGTGCGATAATCGAAATGTCGGTGAACTCAGTCGCTTAAACGGTCAGTTGATTAAAGCGTCAGACCAAGCATTAAGAGGTCAACGATGAGCTGGAGAATGCAGACGGTTAGGTACAGTTTCTCGAATTTACTCACAAGACCACCTCCCCATTACGGTTCGGCGCTCTGTGGCGCTCTCAGTATAGGGTGTCGAGCCCTCACCCGACGGTTGCTATGTGGTACTACTATTATATCACGTTGTCATTGATTTGTCAAGATTTTGTGCCAAATTAAGGAGGAGAAAACCATGACAGAACAAACACAGAAAAACAAAGACCAGCTCGGGAGAATTCAGACCGCTCAGAACGAGCTGGTCGATAACCTGATCGTACAAGCGCTCCACGCTGCGAAAACAGCGGGCGGCTACGCCAGCGTCTGGAGGGACAAAGGTGGGCTGAGGGTTACCATCGAGGGTGCACGTCAGCAGTACATGTCATTCACCGACGAAGACAAGTCGGACATCGGCGCCCTGATCGATGGCATCGAATGGCTACTCAACGGCGCGCCGAAGGAAGACGAGCCGGAGAAGGACGACGATTAAAATGGAGGAGAACACCATGGCCACGAATGAGGAGCTGCGGGAACTTCTCGGCGAAATCAAAGCGTTCCGTGCCGACGTCACCGAGACCATGCGCCGGTTCGACGAGCGGATCGCAGAGTGTGAGAAGGCTCTCATCAAGGAAAAACAAAAACGGAAATCGAAGGACGAGAAGATCGCGGCAGACCTGAAAGCCCTGTACGAAGCGGTCAATGAACTCGCCAAAACGCCGATCTGGGAAGACAAATACGACCGCCGGATCGCGATAAGCCGGAAAGCGGCATACGCCAGATTCAAGGAACTCGGCGTAAAACCGAAAGACGCGCTGGACGCCTTAGCGAGGAACGGATACCTCGTGAGGGACAGCGAAGGAAAGAACACCCGCACGGTAAGACACGGGCGTGAAGTAGAAAGGGCGGTGATGATAAACAATGGATATATCGAAATTTCTGGAAACGCATAAGCTGACCGGACGATGGCTGATTGCACAGCTCCGTATGGTCGGCTACGAAATCTCAGACAGTTTTCTCAGCCGGATTCTCTCCGGCGAGCGGAACTCCGACTACGCGCAGGAAGTCCGCGCGGCGGCAACCGCCATCTGCTACCGCTACGGAAAGAGCATGGACATGGACGAAAGGAGCGCTGCGAATGCCGAGGCTGTCCAAAACGGCCGCTGAGAAGCAGCTGGACGCGCTCAGGGACGCCGTAGACATCTACATGATGAAACGTTCCCGAGACGGAATCGACTGCAAGACCGCCGCCGCCGCACTCGGCTTCAAGTACTCGACGCTCCGCGACAAACGGAACCGTCCCGAAACCTTCACGGTCGGCGAAATTCAGCGGATCGCGAACACACTTAACGTCACTATCCCGACACTGCTCGGGGAGAATAATTAATTAAAGGAGAAAACCAAAATGTACGAAGAGAAGAAGAACAACAAGACCAAGACCGCGCAGGAAGACACTGCCGACGCAATAAGAAAAATCGTCTCGAAGATGCACATTGAGCACACCATGAACCAGTTCGGAGACGACGCTGACTCAATGCTCGGTTGGCTGGCTCACCGCGCCGGGAACCAGGAACCGATACACGGGCACAAGCTCGACAATCTCAGAATGATAGTCGATAACGACCGCATCCAGCTCATGTATCCGGAAACGGATCTCCGCATCATGGTGGACGATGGAAAGCTCACCGTCGAAAACCTCCGGGAAACCGTCCGCCTCGTCATCGAGCATGACCAGGAAACGCTCTGGAATATATCGTGCAAGATCGCCGATGAGATGATGGACGAGGACGACGAGGACTGAATCGGGTAAGGGGAGAAAACCATGAACAAAAGGCAGAAAAAGAAGTACACCGATCGCGTTTATGCGCTGGTGTACGACGTTACCTACGAATCGAACGGGCAGCACGACATTTATCGCGGCTCGATAGTCGCGAGAGGCAAAGCCTTTCACCGGTGCTGGAGCTGGATGAAAAAAAACGATATCTTCACCCCACTCTTCGAGGACGAGCCGATACTTGTGCCGGTCCGCTTTTACTCAATCGGGCTGACCGTGACACCGACCGGCGCGAGAATGGCAAGCGTCCGCTCTTGGGGGGAGAGACCATGAAGAAAACCGATTTCGTCCACTCTCGCCTCTCCCCGCTGCTCTGCGCCCTCGACGAAGACATCCTCGCGGTCTCGTATGGAAAGGTCGACACAAAGGAGCACGTTTATATAATCTTCGACGGCGGATATCTCGGCATCGACGTCTCGGGGCTCAACAACGCCGGAATCACAGAACTCGTAACAAGGAGGCTCATTCGCAATGATAGAGGCAGCAAATAAAATCGCGTCGGACAAGCTCCATCGCATCGAGCAGGAGCACAACAACGAGCTGAGGCGCGAGAACGCCGAACTCCGCGCAATGGTGCGAGCACTCCTGACAGCGCACACCGTTGAGATTGAAATTGAGCATGGGAGGGCGAAATTCTATGATGCCGCGATTCTGGACTGACATTGTGATCGACGACGTTCTCAGCCGCATCCGGGCGGGAGAGAGAACGGCGGATATCGCCGAAGAGTACGCAATCAGCGCCGCGTCGCTCAGGAGCGTCATATGGCAGCGTCGAGGCTCCGTTGTGAGCGAAGCCCGGCAGAAGATGTACGCCGACATGGCGAAGCTCTGGGGGGCAGGATGGACGGTCCCTCAGATCGCCCATAAGTACAATATGAACCCCCAGACCCTGGCGCACATAATCACGCGGCGTCGCGACCTCTTTTTGAGGAAGAACAAAAGGAGGGCGAAAGCATGATCGCCAAAGATGAAATCCTCGCCGAACTCGAAAACACCCCCGAGCCGGAAAAGAAACTCCACGAAATCGCCGCCCGGTCGAGGCTGCCGGTCATGGTCATCCGGAAAATCCTGAAAGGTCTCGTCACCGTCGTCCCGCCGGAGCGCGGACACGACAACACCGACCGCGTCGCGGAAAGCCACATCGAAAAAGGCGTCAACCGCGGAAGATGGTCGGACGAAGACATCCAGTACATGGCGGAGTGCTGGAACCGGGGCGCGGACATCTGCGAAATCGCCGAAGCCGTCTGCCGGTCGGAGAAAGCCGTCCGCGGCGCCATGCAGCGGAACCGCAAACTCTTCCCCCGCCGCCACGAGCGCGGGAGAATCTGGTCGCCGGAGGAAATCGCCCGCGCCGCCGATATGTGGTCGGATCGCGATATCAGCGAATCGGAAATCTGCAACGCCCTGCACAGGTCGCGGAGCGACTTCTATCAGCTCCGCGCCGAAAACCGCAAGCTCTTCCCGTCGAGGCGGAACACCTACCGAAGGAGAACACCATGAAAGCACGAATGTCCCCCGCCACAGCGCGGCAGAACCTCCCGGCGGGGACGCAGGAAGCCGTCCGGGCTATGGTCGACGCCGAGTTCGCGGAACGGCAGAAAATCTACGCGAACCGGATTTTGCTCGCCGTGTGCCTGGCGCTGAACGATATTGCCGGATTCGGCGACAAACGCCTGATGTACATACTGCAAGGCATCGAGGACATCACATCCGACTACGCCGAAAGAGCCGGAAAGAACTACAGACCCGAGACCGCCGAGGAAGACAAAGTCGCACAGATGATGCAGGACGAACTCCTCGGGCGCGGGAGAACACACATAGTTATAAAATCGAAATGAGGAGAACGATTATGAAAAACGAAGACGAGAAGCTGCGGGAAGCCGCAAGGATGCTGAGCGCGAACTGTGAGGGACGCCGCGACGAGTGCGAAGGCTGCCTGTTCTGCCGCGACAACCTGAGCTGCAAGATCGACGGAATCCCGATGTGGTGGGACAGCGATTTCGGACTTGACGAGCATATTGTTGACGCCAACAAAAAGGTCAGTGCACCAACTGATACACCAACTGCGACCGATACACCAACCGATACACCAACTACCCGCGCCGAAATCCTCGACGCCGCGAAGAAAATCGTGACCGGGGATCGGGAGAAGCAGTACGGAAGCCCGGGGGACAACTTCGACGTTATCGCTCGGCTCTGGAGCACGTACGCAGGACGCGAATTCACCCCGGTCGACGTCGCGATGATGATGACGCTGCTGAAGGTTGCCCGGATAAAGACCGGGCATTATAAAGCCGACTCATATATCGACGCCTGCGGATATCTGGCTTGCGCGGCAGAGATCGCCGGGAGGTAGGACGTGACGAGTAAGGAGGAGTACGCGCTGCTCGACAAGTTCGGAATCTGCCACGAGTGCAAGAAAGCGAAGCAATTCCCCGGGCGGAAATACTGCCCGGCTTGCCTCGAGCGGATCGCGGCTCGGAACGCAGCGACGTACTACAGCGAAAAAGGCGCCGAGTACCGCGAGACACGGAACGCCCGGAATAAAGAGCGATACCGTGAGCGCAAAGAAAACGGAATTTGCGTCAAGTGTGGCAAGAAGCCCGCGAAATACGGCTTGTACTGTTACGAATGCAGTATAAAAGTCAAACGCGAGCAGGCAAAGAAAAATGAACGCAGACGACAAGACAACAGCCCGTTCGCCCTCCGTGACTGGAAGAAAGAGCACCGCGTCTGCTACTGGTGCGGAGCGCCGATAGAGCTCGGGAACATGACATCGTACTGCGACGCGTGTCGGCGGAAGCTGAGCAAACAGGCGGCGAAGAACCTCGCGGACAAGCCGCTGAAGCCGTGGAAATTCGGAGGGGCGCTGCATGGGACGGATAACTAAAGCAGACAAGCAAGCGCTCGCTGAAGCGGCGTCTGAGACAAACAAGATCGTCAGTCTCGCCGACGAGAAGGTCAAGAAGGACAGCCTCAACACCATGTGGGCTTTCATGGAAATGGGCGCTCAGAAGCCCAACGTGCCGTTTTTAATCGAGTGCTGCGAGCGGCTGAAGCGCTGCATGACGCAGAAGACCGCCGGGCAGCTCGAGTACGCGAAGGCGGGCGACGAACGGTTCGAGACGAGCCTTGACCAGTTGATGAATTTCATCATCATCGAGACAATGTGTCTGTGGTTGTCTGGCGGGCTGGAGAAACTTAAGGAGGACGATCATGATTAAAATTGAAAACATAGTCGAGTACAAACGCGCGGGCGATCTGGAATGGCGTTTCGTCTGCACTACCCGCAACTACGAAGCCGCGCTGATGACGTTCGAGGACGTGAAGAAAGCAATTACGGATGCCGCCGAAATCAGAATCCGGGTGAAGGTCACGCAGTCGCAGATCGCGGAAGAATGGAGGAGAGGTGAAGCTGATGCCTGAATACATCAGCGCGGACGCGCTCCGCGCGTATCTGGTAAAAAGCGGAAAAGAGTTCGACAAAGCGGTGTCGGAAAATCGGATGAAACAGGGTACGGCTGCTTTGGCGCACAGCATGTTCAAAGGCATATTGACGCGATAGGCGGCTGCGATTTGCCTTTTGCCGCCGATGTTGAAGAAAGGCAGCATGGGCACTGGATTTACAAGCATTTTCGCGATTGTGGCGAGATAACCTGCTCGGTGTGCGGCAGCCGCAACAGCACGGACAGTGTTTATGAAAATCCGTGCAAACCGTACTGCCCGAAATGCGGCGCTGAGATGGATGAACCGGATGAATCTTGAAATTGACAAGCTGCCGAAAAATCCGGATGGTATCTTAGGATGGTGGGAAAGCACTCACTACATCCACGATGACCATTACAACAATATTGATGACGAGGTGACACACTGGATGCCGTTGCCGAGGCTACCGGATGAGGAGGACGAAGATGACACCTGAGCTTAAACAAGCACTTGAAACAATAAAAAACACATGCAGAAAGCAGAAAAACTGCGACGACTGTCCACTGAATGATCCGAACGGTGATTCCTGCTGCACATGGCACAAAGAGCCGTGGCAATGGAAGCCGGATGAGTGGGCAAAAAAAGAGGAGGGCGAAAATGGACGCGAGGAGATCGCGAGACCCTGCAAGTTCTGCGACGGGAAGCACGCGGTACCTTACGAGAAAAACGGTCAGATGCTGACGCCTTATCAGGAGACATTCAGAACGAAGCTGTTCATCGGTGATCTCCCGTGGGCTGGAAAGACTCTGTTTGTCAGAAGCTACTATTGCCCGACCTACGGTGACAGCTATTGCAACGGTCCGAGGATGGATTCATTTCAAATCAATTTCTGCCCGCACTGCGGGCGCGACCTGAGAGGAGATAGGAAAGATGGACGCAGTTGAATTTATCGTAACGCGTGACAGAATGTGCAAGTCGTTTAACAATCGCTGTAGGGGATGCGAAATAGCAAATCGCATGGACGGCAACGAAT